CAGAGGCCGCCTCTTCCCGGATCGTGTCGAGAATCGATGTGTCGAGAGTCTGGCCGAAGATTTTCATGCCCACAGACTACACGAAAACTTTGGCCGTGTCCACCCCCTACTTATGGGGCAAGGTCAGGCTTCTAAGAGGGAGTATTCTGCCTTAAAGAAGGATAAATTGAGGCCAATTTCTTCTCCGGAATAGAAGATTTCCACCGGACCTAATGATCCGTTTTCCGGAGTTCATTGCAACTTATTTGCAACAATAATTTAATTCGAAGGAAGGAGATTTTCTTTGATTTGGCATAAAATGGTGGTGAGCCGCCTGGGCTTCGATCCCAGCACACTCGCCTTAAAAGAACGATCCTGACTCATATGAATCATTATCCGTCACCAATTTAGGCCGGGTGTGCCATCATTCGACCGGATTGAGACGGATCACATTTTGGCCCTCCCCGTTCTTGCCATGTCCCAAATATGTCCCATCGGTACCTCTGAAATTTTCGATTTACGACACAATTACGGCACAGACTACTCACAACCCTTCGCCGCCGTTCGGGTCCCCACCAGCTCCCCCTCCAGAAGTACCACATCCCGGTAAAGAGCCGACAGCATCCACTCTCTTTTCTGTTTCACAGTCAGGCCGGGAGGTATCGGTTCATCAGTTGGCAAGCTTGCCAACTTTGACAACTTCACCCGGCAAGGAACGATAATGGGAATTTTGACCTCTCGGTCGACATAAACCGGAGTGCACCCGGCCAACAGGAGAACGCCTCCAACCATCAGGCACGACAGAAGGAAAAGGAGCGTCTTCATTTGAGCCCCCTCACCTTCTGAAAGATCTCTTCCACGTCCTGATCGCATGTCGCTTTTTGTGTAAACCGAACGGGCTTCCGGCTTTCGACAAGGGCGTTTGCCATTATTTTGGCACTGGCAACTTGGGCCTTTTTCTCCCTCTCAGCCACCTCTTTCTGTCGAAGCCATAATAATCGGATCGCTCTGTTTTGGGCGTCGATCGCCTCTCCGTTCCGCCTCTGGACGGCTTCGTAATGCTGAGTCCAGGCCTCGTAGTAGTCCAGCTTCCACCGATCCCATCCGATCCACCCCAAGGCCCCCAGGATCCCCACCGCAATCAGGATCCGCTGCCAATTTGCCAGAAAGAACATCATGACGGGTTTCCTCCCTCCGGCCCAAAACCCGGGCGTGACGGATAGACCGGAGCCGTGTAGTCGCCCACCTTCCCCTTAAAAAGCCGGGACAGTCCCCCCCCGCCAATGATGGCCGAAGCTCCCGTCCCGTAGCTCACGGGGTCGAACTGACGCGTCTCCCACATCTTCCAGACGGACATGACGACAAACCCCACGACAGTGAAGGCGGCTAAGATAGCCGAGAGCTCGTATGTCTCCCCATCCCGCTCCGTCAGGATGTCCTTCAGCCACTTCATTTGAAGAGCCCCTTAATCAGGGTGGCCGCCTCCGCGTAGCATTTCCGAGTTTCCGAATCCAGACCACTGTCGAGCGTCTCAAACCAGCCGTCGATCTTGGCTGCGATGTGCTCGGCGCTGTGGAAGGCTTTTGTGGTGGTGACCCGGTGTTCGATCAGCCCCACTTCCTTTTCGATCCAGTCCTCAACCTTGTTCGCTTCCGAAACAATTCCTACCATGTCATTTCTCCTTGTTAATGTTGTTGGCCTGGAGGCAAAAGAGCATCGCCAGTCCCACCATGAGCGCCAGAATCCCATTCATGCGCTCTCCTGCAAGAACATCCGCTGCTCGGCAAAGCGCCGGAGTTCCAGATCCTTCACAACCCGTCCTCCGGCATGATCCCAAAGGGGGATCTGGGCGGCCGCTGCGTTATACCGTCCATCATTCAGGTCCTGAAGAAGGGTCGATCGTTGGAGGGCCCCTCCCCCCAGGTTGAATACGAAGTCCACCAGGGCATCGAATTGGGATTGGGACAAGGGAACGGTCACAAGGCTGTTGACGGCGTTCTCGGCCTGTTCAACATCCGCTTCAAGTAAGAGAAGGGCGTCCCCTTCGGAGATCCGGGACCCGGGAGGCCACTTCGCAAGCTCCTCTTCCGTCATAAGGTGGCCATACCCGATCGTCCAGTTCCCTACCACATCCTGATAAGGGGACAGCCGGAGTCCTTCCTGCTGCTGGATGAACTGCAGGCCCTTTGCCGACAGCCTCATCAGTGCCCTCCTCCGAAGAACCGGCTCACAGCAGCTCCCACCGAGCCGCCGATTCCTCCGACCCCCAGGATGATTCCCAACGCCAGAGTCTTTTTCTTCTCCAGATCTTCGATCCGGGACTCGAGAGTCTGGATGGAGTTGTTCAATTGGTCCATCGCCTTTTTCATTCCCTCCACCGCTTCAATGAGCCGCCCGAAGTCGACCGGATTGATCTTGTCTTCCCCCACTTCTGCTCCTTTCATCCCTGAATGATCTGGGCAGTCCCCAGAGTTGCGTTGACTGTTGTGAAGCTGTAATACCATCCGGACGGAACCCGGAGGGAATAACTCCGGACCCTCCCCACTGCGAGACTGGCGGGCTCGCTTTCAGACGGGAGGTTCCCCGGAGGAGATGAGGATCCCAAGGCCGGGGTCATCGTTGCGGCCTCCGTCGAAGTCGGACTGTAAGTGACCGGCACAATGATCGTCTGGGGTTGCCCTGAAGTGTTCTGGTAGACCGTCCCGCTCACGGGGGAAAATGTGGTAAGCGAGCCAGTCATGGAGGGGTAGAGCAGATCCGTTTGGGCTTTGGTGACTCCTCCCAGGGCTGTCAGTGCGGCTGAAGCCGTTGTTTCCCCAGTTCCCCCTTCGGATATGGGCAGAGGAAGATCGCTCACGAGAAGGTAGCGGCCATCCGCCTGCGAAATGGGAATGAAGTCCTGGGTATTGGCCACTGCATCGGCCCCCTGGACTGTCCCGGACGCTACGACATTGCCTGCCTGATCCACGGTGACCTTCGAGACTCCTCCCACCTCGAGGGCGAGAATATCCCCGGTAAAACCGGAAGCCACATCGACAGCCACAGCGCCATTGATCGACGCCCCCTGGCTCGAAATGCTTCCTCCCACCACGGCGCTGGAGGTGACAGAGAGACTGTTGGCGGTCAGTTCTCCCCCTACCGAAGCGTTCCCGCTCGTGGCCAGCGTTCCAACCTGCAGAGGTTCTCCGGCACCGGTGAAGAAAAGGTTCGAAAACCTGGGCAGAAACTCATAGGCGGTGTTTTCGGTGGGCATGGGACCCGAAGGAGTGACCGATCCATCATCGGTCCAGTTTGTTGCGTTGACCGTTTGAACCTTTTGCAAAAACTGCTCCCCCCCGGATGTTCGACCATACACCGCGAACGCCTTTTCCCATCCGCTGGCGGAAGTATTGCCCCAATCAATAAGAACCCCCCCGGCTGAAGAAAGAGTAATGGACACCTCCGTGCTCGGAAGGGTTTCTCCAAAGGTTGAGAATCGGGTGATCCGGTAATAATACGTACCGGGGGGAAGATTCCCGGAGACGATCGACAAGGCCGGAGGATTGGGAGAATCGGCAATGTTCGTCACCACTTCAAGGACTGCTTGCGGCCCAAGCTGTCTTGAAAACGTGTGATGGGTATAATCCGCCACCGGCATATTGTTCTGGGTCATCGTGCCCAAGAGGGCATCCGGCAGAGCCATACGGGGAGTCTCAAGGATGTATCCCCACGACCCGTAATTGGAACCCGATATACAGACGGCCGTGATAAACGGAGCGCCCAAATTTCCCGTCGTTGTATAGAGGTAAACACAAGCCCAGAAATACTCGAAAATTTGCTGGAGGTTCTGGAGATTCCCAAGGAGGGAGTAATTGGGGACCTGGCCAGTATTGTCTGTCTCGGGAAGGGTCACGATGACCCACACCGCAAATTGGGCAAGAGGGGGGCTAGGAGGAAGAGAAGACTGGCCAAAGATCACCTGGGGCTGGTTCCAGACAACCTGCATGGCTTTCTGGTGAAACTGGAGATCCCCCATATTGGAATTGGAAGGATCGCTGGGAAATGTCCCGTTAGCGTCACATCCGAAATCCTCGAACACATAAATATCCCCTGCCGTGCGGGGAAGGACGAGATTGTTCGGGTTACCGGTCTGGAATTCTTGGTAACGGGAGGAGGAAGAGGGCCATGTTACCTGCGTAATATTATCGGCCGCCACATGCTCGAAATAGTAGGCGTTCCAGGCGACAGGCAAACCGAAGGACAAGGCTGCTTGTTTCGCTCCGATCTGAAGTTCCCGGGTGACCCCGGTGAAATCGAACCCACAGCTATCAAAGAAGATGCCGTCGACCCCGATATTTGCCCACCACGTGACGTTCTGCTGGATCTGAGCAAGGGTGGCCAAAGGAGGGCCCCCCACTGTCACATAACCAAAGACCTTCGTTCCGAGCGCTCGGACTCCGGCGATGATTTGTGTGGTCGTGCTGTAATTGGCATCCTGGGGATTTTCATAGCCGGCTCCGCACACCCAGATGTCCCACTTGGCGATCCGCATCACGATTTCGCTGACACTCCAGAGATCCTGGAAGGCGATCGGTTCTCCGTAATAAACAAGCAGTTTAGCCGGAGCATAAAAGGCGTTCTGCTGTGTGGTGGGATTCACCGAGGTACGGTTAACCCAGGCTTTTCCATCGAACACCACCTGGTCTCCAACGGCTGGCTTTTGAACCCCCACATCGGCCATGTCTTGAAGGCGCGTCTGAACCTTCACAACATCCCCCACCGCTCAAGGGTCTTGATATCCTCCTCCGCCTTGTCGCCGATATCCGTCCTGTACTGCTTGTTGGGAAGGTTGATCTCGTCGACCATCCGATAGGCGTCATACTTCGCTTCTTTAATGGAGGATCCCGTCCCGGCCGGGGAGCAGATCCAGCCCCCATCCCCCGCGCTCTCGAAATGATCCCCGTTCCACCACATGTCGAGCGGATTGACGTGCGAAAGCATCTCCAGCGGGAACAACACCGGAATATCCTTCGACGGAATCTCAGCAGTCTTGTTCGGATGGGGCGGGATGGAAACCGTCACGGACAGGGCGTATCCTTTGTCCTTCTTGATATCCTTGATTTCCCGGTGGGCCGCCTCCACGAAATACCGAGACATGGGCTGGTTCACCAGCTGCATCAGGGTGACGGAGGCATTGATCCCGAAACGGGGAGTCAGTTCGAGCCCCCAGACCTTCAGAACGGGATCCTTTTTTCCATCCTCCCAGCTCCGTTCGACAATGGTATTCAGGTCGATCTGCCCGTAAAATCCCATTTTCGCCAAGACTGGCTCAAGCTTTTTGATCCCCTCTTCGATCACCCGGTTGGTGTCGGTCCACCACATCACGTCTCCCGCGCATCCCGTGTTCGGGCCGATATCCCCATTCATGAACTTCTTGCGCTCGAGGGTGTGGTTCCAAAGACCGGGAAGGAAAGTCCGTCCGTCGAAGAATCCCTCGGTGCTGATCTCAACTCCCTGGACCTTGGTCTGGAGATTGATGATGGCCCCTCCGATCTTCCCCGAGTAGGTTTCGAGCATTTCGATCACATCCTCCGGACCAGTCCCGACATACGTGAGGGAGGATCCTGCCCCTTTCTCCCCGTCCAGCTTGATCACGAAAGACCCTCCCGTCTTTCGGACATGGGCGATCGCCTGAGAGACATTCCGGGTGGAATAGGTCTCCGGAACAGCGATCCCGGCCTGCTTGAGAAGGTCCAGAACCTTGTCCCGCTCGTATTCGAGAAGATCGGCCAATTCGGAACCTCCATAGACGGGAAGCCCCGCTTTCCTGAGTCGATCGGCAATTTTCCCCATCCCGGTGCAATCGACGATGACGGCATCCGGCTTCCATTTCGGAAGCGCACCCAGAGGAAGCTCGTCTACCATTCCGACGCCGATCCGGCTTTTGCGGGGCCTCGTCCAGACAGCCCGCACCTCGCACCCTTCGATGAGGCAGCGGACGGCAAAGGGCAGATAGGTACCATCCTTGGTCAGGAAAGCGATCCGAAGGGGTTTATTGGCCATTGGTGAGCGCTCCTTCCTCTTCAAGGATGGCCAGAAGTCCAGACGCCGGAAGTCGACTCCGCTTCGCCAGCGATCCGACCACCCTTCCTCCTTTGCCAAGGAGATTCCCCGCCTCTCCCACCAGACGAGGAGAGGTCAAGGCCAGAGCTCCGAGCCCCACCCCCGGAAGAGCGACCGAGTGTCCATACAGTCCGTAGCCCCCAAGCACCCCTTCTCCCGTCAGGATCCCCGTTCCCCATGTGCCGGTCATTCCATGCCTGAACGCCGGTTTCATCATCATCCCCCGCATCCGGGCCGCGAGGTCGCCGGTGGGATCAAGCTTTTCCATGAGCGCCCGGGAGAAATCATTCTTCCGCTTCGAATGGGTGTGCATCTTGGTGAGGATGGTCTGGATATTTTTCCTGTTGGCCGATTTCAGCGAAAACGCCTTTTCAAGTTGGGAGATGAGGTTGGATTGGGCCGCATACTCCAAGTTCATCTTGCGGTAGCCCGGATGCTGTTTCAGCACATCGTCGATCCCTTTCACGAGCTTTGTCAGGACCATCTGGGCCCGACTTCCCGGCTTCGTGGAATCCAGAAGGTTCCCCACCTGATGCTTCAAGACCACGGCTTCCTGGAGCCCCACGTTCTTTTTCATCCACGCATCCCGGAAAAGTTGATGAGCCGCCTCGAGCTTTGGAAGACCTTCATCGAATCCCAAACTCGACTTCGAGAAATCCAGCGTCTTTCCCCCGGGAGCGGCCACTCCCATTTTTTTCATCACATTCACGTAATTTCGGGCCATCGGTTCGGTCGACAGGAGGGGATTCCCGAGATCTTTCAAGGCGGCGTCATACTTCTGACTTCGCTCCATCTTGAGCTGGGCCAGACGAGCCAAGGCCTTGTTGGCCAGGTCCTCTTCCTCCTGGGGTCCTCCCCGCATCAATTCGACAAATCCCGGACGACCCTTCACCGACTCCGCAACAGCCTCCGCTCCTGCCCCGGTCGTTTTCCCCAAAACCTGGGCCACTCCTTTACCGGCAAGCTGGCTCCCCTTCTTTGCCCCTTTCACAGCCAGAGCCACGGGGGCCTGAGTCACCCTGTCAGCGACGGAGGCAGCGTCAGGAAGTCCTGCTTTTCGAAGGAGTCCCGAGGCGGGAGACAAGAGGGCCGACGCATCCAGAAGAGCTCCCGCTGGATCAGTAGCCAAGGTGTTCTTGATCGCATCCTCGGAACCGTAGCGGCCGGAAAGGTGATGCAGGAGGGAGCGGGCCACCGCCACGTCTTTCTGATATTCCTCGGGGTGTCGATAGAGCTTCGAGGGATGGAGGTCCATGGCCTTCAGAAAGAGATCCAGGCCTCCCGAAAGTCCCCTGACCCCGGCCTCCACGGTATCCAGCGGATGAAGAAGGGACGATCCGATGTTTTCGGCCGTTTTCCCGAGCGAAGGAAGAGCATTTTTCAGAGCTTCTCCCGGCACCTGGGACCACTTCCTTTTTTGGGGGGAGGAAGAAGCCGGAGACGCTTTTTGTGCCCCTCCTTCAGGAACAAAGTCCTTCATGTCCTGAGGAGTGAGTTTGATGCCCGGGTCAGGCTTGAATTCTTTCAACTGGTCCGGTGTCAGAACGATGCCGCTCATTGGGTCTTCTCCGGGTAGAAGCGGCCGTTCAGGAGATATCCTTTTTGTCCTCGGAAGGTTCCAGGGATGGCCCCTTTGGGCAGACCTCCCGAAGAGGGAGCCCGTTTCCCGGAAATCGCCCGTTTCATCTGGTTCTCCAGGAAGGCTCGGGTATCCTTCATCGCCTGCATCCGGTTGTTCATTTCCTTCTTGAGCTGATCCACAACGGCCCGGTATTGCTCCGGTGTCTGGGCGGTGTTGAGCATCGAGAGGGCCTCCTGCCGGGCCGAATCCGAAGTGGCCGACGCTCCGTATCCCCCCGACATGACCTTGGCGTATTCATTCACAAAGGTCTGGTTGGCCGCATTGAAACGGGCCACCTCCGGACTTCCCCCCACCCCGCTTATTAGGGCCATCTTCCAGCGATTGAGCAGAGGAACTCCCGTCCGATCGGTCTGATCCGCAGCCTTGAGGGCCAGATCGGCATTCTTGTAAGCCGTTTCCTCGTACTGCATGATCATCCCCTGGGATTTCTGGATCTGCCCCAACGCTTGTCTCGCGGTTTTCAACTCGTTCTGGTTGAAAACGACATCGTCCGGGGTCAACCCTTCGGATTGCTGCATTTGGGCCGCCCGGTTCATGACCGCTTCTTTCTGTTTCTGCCCCTGCATTCCGAAAGACGGCATGGTGCCTGTTGCCAGATACTGCTTGGCGGCAAGATCCAGAGCCGGTCCGGTGAGGGTGCTTTCCTTCTGTTGGACCGCATAGTTTTTCTGCCAGTTCGCAAGAAGAGGGCTGATCGATTTGATGAAGGGATCACGGGCGGCAACCGGGAGCTTCCGGATCTGGGAGGCGATCAGATTCTGAACGTCCTGGGGCGTTCTGGCCGCGCTCAACCCGGCTTCAAAGGCAGGAAGCTGTTGCTGGGCCCGAAGAGGGGCTAATTCCTTCCTGTCCGGAAGGGTTGAAGCGATTTGCTGCACCTGTTGGAAGGCCGCATTCCTCTGGGCCGGAGGAACGGACAGAAGAGCCTTGAAGGCCTTCTGCGTGAACTCCTGCTTTGTGAGGGGCATCCCATCCCGAGCCGTGGGAAGAGTGGAGCTTCCCACCCCTTGAGGAAACGACGCCGGAATTGCCTGGCCCGATCCCGTCTGACTCATGGGAGACAAACGCTCGGGCGGAACCATGACCGGAGGCTTTGGACCTGGTGCTGGAGCCGGTCCTTTCAAGAGATTCTGGAGGGTCTCTCCGAACTGACCCATCGCCTTCTGGGCCTTCTGCTCCTGCAGGATCGCAATGGCGTCGGTCGCCGGAAGGCCGGCCTCCACCAAATCGGCCACCGCACCTTGGGCATTCCCCTGGTCGTAGTTGGCAATCCCCCGGAAGGCCATGACCTTGGCATATTGCTTCGGATCGGTTTTCTTCATGGAGGCCAAGGCTTCAGGGCTGTAGATCTTCTGCAGGGTTCCCAGGAACTCTTTCGACCTCGTGCCGGGAGGAGTGGCAGACGACACCAATCGGGGTGGACCCTGCGCGATTTGCGCCCCTTGAGGGATCTCCTGTGCCGAAGGACGAGGAAGAGGTTGCCCCGGTTTAAAATTGGCCGGAAGGGGAGGATCGGCTGATGCGAGGAGCCCCAAACTTCCGGAAGGAGTCGGCGCATTTCCGTTCACTGGAGCCGTGGGGTAAAGCAGACTCCGGGAAGGAGCCCCTTTTTGATCAAGAGAGCCGACCGCCTTTTCAAGAGCCGCATCCTGATTCTTCCGATGAAGGTATTGAGGAAGTTCGAGAAGCGGGGAGACCACGGGCAGTCCCAACACCCTTCCGGCCGTATCCATCCCGCTTTCAAGAGAAGAGAGAAATCCCATGGACGCTCCTTATAAGCCCGCAGTCAGGCCGGCTACGAGGCCGCCTCCCAAGTTTCCGGTGCCGATCCCGAAGGAACTGCTATTGCCGGTCGTCGTGGAGTTGTAATTCTGCGTCTGGTTCGTGGATTGGTTGAAGTTCCCGGTTTGGGTTGCGTTGGCCATATCCCGCTGAGTCAGAAGTCCGAGAAGCCCCTGCATGACGCGAGCGTTTTGGCCGGAGACATTCAAACCCAGAGAGGCCAGACCGGACAGAACATTGGCATTCTCGTAGGGAAGGTTCAGCATTCCCTGCTGGTATTGGGAATTGGCATTTTGAACGTCCTGGTTCATGAGATTCTGGGCGTTTTCCACTGCTCCTGTTTGAGCCATCGTGTCGACGGAAGAGTTGGTCATTCCCCGGTCGGCCATCTGGTTGTTGATTTGATCCATCCATCCCCCGGGACCGAATAGCGAAAAATTCAACCCTTGCTGGTCTGCGGCCAACTGGGACTGTTCGATCGATTGAAGGCCGCTTTGCTGGGCTTTCGTCGGTTGCATTCCGGTCTGATACATATTCATGATGGCCGACAGTCCTCCGGAGGTCGCCGGATTCATGTAGTTTGGGGAATAAGAGGCCAAGCTCCGGGTCAACCCCTTTTCCGTCGAAGACATGGGGGCAATCGACTGGCTGGATTTGGACGATCCGGACGAGGTTCCTTTTGTGCTGGTTGTCCCGCTTGTTGTACTTGTCTGGCTTCCGCTTCCGAAATTAAGACTCATGCGATCTTCTCCCATTCGCCGATGAAGCAGATTCCTTCTTTACCCTCACGGGCCCCATGCCTTCGGAAAAAAGCATTCAATCCCCGCGAGGCCCGATCTTCCGGCACCGTGGTACACAAATAGGTGCTGAATCCTCGATTGAGACAATCGGAGGCCACTTTCTGCATGATCTTCTTCCACCACATCCGCTCTTTTGGATAGTGCGACTGCACCCGACACAGCAGAACCAGGTCATGAACGGGAGCCGCAACGAGAACAACCCTAATTTCTTCTGATTCCTCCAATACCCACACCCATTCAGGATCCAGTCGCCGGAAAATGAGATCGGACCACTCGGGCAGTTTTTCGGAGGAACGCAAATTCCGGATCACGGTTTTTCCTCCAAGGCCTTAAGGTTCCCGAACCCCTTGTCCAGATGCATCGCCATGGCGAGCGAATGATTCCGGACAGCTTCTACAGTGTGATCGCGGAAAGCTCCTAACGATTCCACCATCCGGTTGAGAGCCATGGAGTTCTCCGTTGCGACCCCTATCTGAACGATAAAGGCGCACTCGTGATATTCCTCCCGTGCGCCGGTGGCGATGTTGCGTCTTTCCATCCGGAGCCAGAACCGGCACCCCTCTTCCACGCATGGAACCTGAATCAGCGGGCAATTCGGCTCGATCTTTTCCGGCTTTTTCAACGGTCCATCTCCTTCATAAGGGCGAATTTTGCACGCTCAAGCTGTCCAACGGCTTCCGAGACCGTACCGGAAAAACTGACCCGAAAATCCATCCCTTTTCTCGTAGAATAGGTCAGACAGAAACTTTCCGGGTTTTCCCGCATGGCCTTCCGGAACTCCCGGACGAGGTCTCTCTTTATCCGGGCTTCGTTCCGGGTTTCGCCAGTCTTGAACAGTTTGACAACCTTCAATCGTCCTCCTCCTCATCCGGGCCATCGTCATAAGGAAGTCTGTCTTCCTTGGGCATCAATTCTTCACTCCCACAATGACATCCAGCGTGTTGACGTTAAGAGCCGAGAGGGTATGAGAATGGGCTGCTCCTCCCCCATTATTTTGGATAGAGATGCCAGTACCAGCATATTCCGTCGTAGTACTCGCTTGACTTAGAGCCCCACAACATGTTCCAGTTGGAATATTCCCCGGTGAGGGAGTTCCGCCCCCCGTCTGTGTCATTTGCCAATGAGCATGCCCCGGATCATTCACTCCGTGACTGTGCGAAGGCATCTGGGACACGCTGATTGCCGTCCCGTCTGAAGAAGCACCCCCCCATAGAACGGAAGAAACCCCATTTCCTCCATGGACCCCACCCCCGCTTCCATTGACCATACGGAGAAGCGAGTCGTTCTGAACCGAGGTGTCCTGAGTCCAGCCGGGAGGGACTGTCGCTTGCTGAAAGAGCATCCGGGTCCCGGAGGGGAAGGCGTGCATCTTTACATCGACATTGGGATTGCCCCCCGGAGCCATCCCGACCACGTTCCAGTAAGACCCGTCAAACTCCAGGAGCACCCATCCTCCAGCCGGGAGTTCTCCACCACTCAGCTGAATCCCGGCCTGCAAGATGGTGTAAGCCCCCAGACTGTTGACGTTGAGCGTGGCCGATCCCGTATTGGTATTGCCCACTTTGACGGCGATCACCTGCCCCTTGGCCATGGCTGAAGGAAAGGACGTGGTAACAGCCAGATTGTTCACGGATCCCGTATCGGAGCCGAAGTAGAACATGCCGTTGGTCGATACGCTCACTCCCCCCAGAACGAGCCCTGGAACGGTGAGAGGACCGGCCATAGCGTCACCCTGGGAATTTCCGGCATCCAACGCGCGGGACTCAATCCACGCCAGTTCCGCATGAACCTGGGTGATATCCATTGAATCGCCCGGAGCAATCAGGGCGAGGGCTGAAGAGGGCGAAATCACTGTGTCACCTCAATTCTCATTCCATCCTCCGAAAAGATAAAAAAGCTCGAACACAAAGACCTCCATCACTCCCCCGATATTCGACAGGGACAAGGAAAAAGCGGTCGAGGATCCGCCGATCGGCACATTGTTCAGGATGGGGGTTTCCCCGGCCGGCCAAGGAGTGGTGGTGGGAACATCCGGCCACGTGTCTCCCGTGGGAACGTCCGGCCAGTCCTGCTGAGTGACGGCAGGAAATGTCACGGGATAGGACGATCCATTCATCATGGTGAGGGTTGCGGCGATCTCACCGGTGGCGAAATAGGCCACGGCAAGATGACGCAAGAGTTTTTCCCGGAGAAGATGGCCCATCGAAAGGAACGGAAGACTGAGAACCCCGGTCACCTGAGTCCCATCCGAATCCGTTCCCGACGTCCAGTTCCAGATAGAGACACGACGATTGCCGTTCGTGTCGATCTGCCCGGTCAGCACCCCTTTCACATTCGTCGAGGAGATCTGGTAGGTCGCCACATCGGAGGGAGGCAGGTTCCAGGAGGCCCAGCGGTATTTGTACTGCTCGGAGCCAAACCCGAACATATTCACATCGAGCGGATCCGGAGGACTCACCACCAGGGCGTAATCGAGATTGACTCCTCCCTTGGACAGATAAAAGACCACAATGTTTTCTGGCTCGTAATAGACTGCACATCCGGCTCCCAGCATGGAGGCCGGGAGGGCCTGGAAGAGGGATTGGACGTTTTCCGAGATGCGGGACGTCTGGAGATTCCCCCCGGTCTGCATCATGTGAGCCAGAGAGTAAATCCCGTCCGGGCCCTGGAACAGGAGATCATTGCCCACATTGACGATAGACCGGTGATAGCCGAACATTCCCCGGTAGGCGGGTTGAAGGGCAAAATTGTCATAGCTGGTTCCGGACAAAACAAAAATGGCCCCATATTTTGGCCCCTTGAAGATCCAGACATCCGAACCGAACGACCCCAGCCCGGTAATGACATCCCGGCCACCTTCAACCTGAACATTTCCGGCATCGTCAGGAGCCGTCCAGTCGGAAGGATTGTCCACAGCGCACCAGTAGACCGTGGAGGGGTGGACCGAGGATCCCGCCGCATAGATCCGGTTGTTATGGGCCAGAAAATAACTACATGGCACGAGGTTGTATGCGCCATTTGTTACCGTGAGGTCCGAAAGCGTCGTCCCGTCAAAGATGTAGTTGTGATCCGTCCCGTTACCGAAAACGACCTTGCGCATCAGAACGGCAAAATTGACTGGAAGACCAGTGTGGTACATCGCCGAATCGGTCGTGGGAGGTGCAACGCCTGGCGTCAAGGAGCCATTGTCCATGAGAGAGAGGTAGGTCGTATTGGCAATGAGACCAAGTGCCCCATTCGTGCGGCCATACACATTGTAGGAAGTCGCTCCCGGAACCGCATTCCAGTAAACCGCGATTTCTCCTGTGGCCGTTGTCGTAATAGAAGCGGTTGGAGAAGCGAGAGTTTCCCCTTGCCCATTCAGGGCCGTCACCGCATAGGTATAGGTCCCGGCCGCCAATGTTCCGGACGAGGAGGAAAAGGATAAGGTGGGAGCCGTCGTGGGATTGGAAACCGAAAGCTGGGTCCAGGTGTTCGTCCCCGAGTTATAGACCCAGACGATGCCCCCCTGAACGGCCAGCACATATTCGCTCTGGCCGTCGACCCAAAAGTCAAAAAGCCCGTCAATGGGATCTGAAGACGGAAAGTCCGGCCCGAACCACTGGTGTCCCGGTCGGCTCTTGAAAGAGGCGCGAACGGTAAAATAGATGTTGGTCGCCTTGTTGAAACCCAGAACTTGGGGGGCAATGGGCGGAAGACGGGTATCCAGCCCAAATTTGCCGAAGTCCAATGTGATGTTTTTACGGAGGGAGGGTTGGGCCATTAGACTCTCCACACCATGCGCTCAATAATGGCGTCGGCTCCAAACCTTCTCTGGAGACCCCGGAAACTGGCCGGCCGAAGCTGTGGCTGGTCATCCCACAACCCATAATCGGTGCACATCTGATTCCGAAGCTGGATATACTCCCCCTTGGAGATCTGGGCTCTTGCCGGATCGTCCAGAACGTCCCGGTAGAAGATAGCCATAGCCCCTTCAATGATCGCCCTCCGGTAATTGGAGGGAATCAGAATGGGATCAGAATCGTTCACAAGGTCAGGAACCTGAGGCAGGTAGAGAAACTGCACCACGATGGGTTGGGCTGGAAAGGGAAAGAACACCATCTGAGGGGTCTGTGGCTCATCGCTGCGATAGACGATAGTCCAACGGTCGGGAGTTCCGAACCTGGTATTGATCAAATCGGACTGGATCTCCCGGGTGCCGACAAAGCGCATCTTGGGAGACAACTGGAATGCCGTCACGGGTTCCGGGAGCCGAAAGTCCGAAGGAAGTGAGTAGGAGAAGGGGAAAACGGAATAGGAGAGGTCCGTTCCGCCCAAGGAAAGGACTGGAGCCACCGTGAGCGTCTGGGAAACCGGATCCACTCCCGTAATCTCATAGAGCGCGTTATCGGACCCATAACGCAGATACCAGCCGATCATAGAAATGGTGAAAGCTGTGCCGCTCCCGGAGAGCGTGTTTGTACCGGCTTGGCCTGAAAGAGTCCCCGTGGTGACGGGAGCGACAAGGGTCAGCCGTCCCGTCTTCTGGAGAAATGGCCATTCACGCCAGGAGCACAGCTCCTGATAAATGGCGTTTACGGCATTCTTGAGCGGGGAGAGGTAGCTTTGTTGAGGAAGAGAGCGGGTCCGGTTTAAGACCTCCTGATAACAACTTTGAAATGTTGAATACATCGTCGCTCTTCCTCATGGCATTAAGCCAGGGATCCTTCGAACCAGATCCCGTCGATCGTCGCCGTATCCGATGAAGTTCCAAGTGTCCAGCGGAAGCCGATCATGCTGACAGGTGACCCATTGTAGGAAAAGGTGTACAGGCCGGGGGAGGTAATCCCACTATTCCCCCCCAGGACAGTTCCCCACGTCAGGTTTTCTCCATCCGGAGACGTTTCGCCGAATACCCCCAGAGTTCCGCTTATCTGGGTGACATTGATCCAAACCGTGATTTTCTCGGCTCCATTAATGATTCCCCCCACAGGGGAGCCGACAATTTGATTCCCTTTGTTATCGGTAAAGACACCCCCAAGTCCCCCAGATCCCGAAATTGAGGTCTGGGGGATGATCTTGGTGGGCCCAAAATGACTGGCAAGTCCCACGGGTACCTCCTTTAGGCGGACCCTGCAAAAACGCCCCAGGGTGAGGATGCTCCATAGGCCAGGTAGAAACGCCCGAAGACCATCCAGTCTCCGTTGAAGGGGTCCTCTTTGGTCTTTGTCGTCAGACCGCCATGAGTGAAGGCTTTGACAAAGAACCGGTCGCAGATGACGAACCACATGGAGGGGCTGTTGAGGTAAGGATCCACGACAAGCTCGATACCTGCCGCCATTTTCTTCAGCTCGTTATCGGCCCGGTCTGCCGTGTCGGGACGCCCGGTGGATTTCAGGATTTCCCGCGCGGTGAGCTCGTTTTCGGGAGCGACCACCAGCTTGGCCGGACGCATCCGGATGAGGGTTCCCCGTTCATCGGTCTGGCGCTTGATGGCCGTCAGAACCGAATTGAAGGAGGTGTAGGAGAGAGCGCTCTGAGTCGCCAGAACATTGGCGAATTTATTCCCCGACCCCGGATAGCCCGGATGATTCACCGAGAAGAGGGGCTGCCCATCGGAGAGGACAGTGGTGAACCCGTTGTTGTAGACCAGATGAACCAGGGTGTCCTCCGTGACGTTTGCCTTGTTTCCAAGGTCCCGGCTTCTCCGGCCCATGGTGTTGTAGCGCTCGAACTCCATCAGATCTTCCGACACCCGGAAGTAGCTGGTGAACTTGGCCAGGTTGTACCGGGTATAGAATCCCTGAAAGTTCGTGTCCTCGTGGTAGTCCTCCCCGTCGCCGGTCTCCGAGAACAGGCCGATCCCCACTTCCGTGGTCTCTTCCTCGTAATACTTGTCCGTCCCGTCCGAAACGGTGATCTTGGGGTAGATAAGCGCGTTCGCGTCATACTCCTCGTAAATCACATCCCGGAGAGCCGGGTACACTTCCCAGGGAAATTGATTGATATTCATTCTTCAAGGACCTCCTGAAAGGCTATGGCTTAGGCCACAGCGGATGAAAGAATTTCGACCAGAACCCGGGCGTTCGTGTCCCCGATTCCGCCGTTGGGAAGAACTCCCGCCTGCACCCCGATCTCGATGATCTCGAAGACCTTTTCCGTGGTATTGGTCAGATCCACCATGGCGACCCCGTTGGTGATCACAAGACCGTACTGACCCCCCAGATTGGCCTGAGAAAGGACGGCTCCGGAGACGTTCATCCAGAACCGCTGGCCTGCTCGGGCCCGCAACACCGGGATGACTGACTGATTGAGCTTTCCGGAAGGATCGGGATACTCCGAGAGGCAAAGCCCAAAGACCGAGGCATCCGCACTGGCCGAAGGAACGACCAGTCCCCCCGCGAGCTTTACGAACTCATGCGGAGAGAAGGTGTCGGTGGTTGTTGGGGCAATCTGGACCACATGGGACGCCTCATCGATCTCAGGTTGCGGGGGCAGAATCGGAATGTTCATTTTCTTTCATCCTCCTTGAAAGGTCCCTTTTCAGGGTGTTACGACATGGCAACGACAGTGGGCTTTCCCCTCTGCCGCTGTTCTTTCGCTTTTCGCTCGACTTCCTCGGCCTCTTCCCGGGACCCGACTTTTCCGAGAGAGACCTTCTCCTCGCCATACCCATCCGGAGCCTCGTTGTCCTTGAGCTTTCTGTTGAGATTCCTTTCCTGAAGCTCGGTTTGGCGTCCCCCCTGGTATTCCCGCTGGAAACGCTTATACTGCTCTTCGCTCATGCGGACGGGAATCAGCTGGTCGACCACTTGATCCGGGATCGCCTTACCATCCGGATCCCTTTCCCAACCGGCTTCCCGGTAATCCTCAAACTCGTTGGCTGTCACGAATCGGCGGACATTTCCATCTTTCTTCTTGCTTCCTTGCACCATGACCTTGTTCATCGACGTTCTCCTGTGGTTTTATTGGGTTATCCGCGCGTTCCGGTTCCGATTTCATTGGACAGGTCTCGGGAAAACGCCGCATTCAGCCGCTTTTCCGAGAAACCGAGCGCCTTGGCCAGCTTTCTCGATCCGTCCGTAATTTTCGGGTTCCGGTTCGGGTTTCCCCTCGGATTTCCCATTTCCCCCACCGGAGGCCGTTCCGTCGACCTATTCACAGGCTTCTTCTGCTTTCTGTAGGCAATCAGCTGTACGGTGTCTTCAAGGAGCTGGGCATCAAAAGGTATCCCTAGTCTCCGGAGTTTCGCCGTATATTCCCGGTCCACTTCCTGGTAGAACTCGGACTCCGGATCGGCCAGCTCGTCATACTGATCCTTGAGACGTTCGAAGGTCGCCTGAGCTTCCTTGGCCTTCTCACGGGCCGTCATTTCAGTTCGAACCGCCTCAGCCGCTTTTCTGGCCGCCTCTTCCGCCACAAGCGCCCGATACCGGGCCGGATCCGAATACTGAAGGCTGTCCAGATCCTCTTCGGGCTCGGCTCCTTCTTGCGTCTTTCGGAGAGCGGCCTGCTGACGTTCCCACTCTTCCTGACGTGCCCTGTTGGCCGCCTGCTCTTCCAAGAGCTTCCGTTCGGCTTTTTCCCGTTTGCGCCGTTCCTCTTCCAAACGGTTTTTAAGGGGAACTCCCTTGTCATCCTTGGGCTCGCCCGGATCGGCAGTTCCGTTGTCTCCCTCTCCAGGAGGCACCCCAGGATTTTCCCCATCGGCTCCCTCAGGAGTGAGTCCGGCAGTGTCACCGGGATCGGCATTCTCGTCGCCCCCCGAGATGGGCACGTACTCGGTCAAAAGCCAGTTCTGGTATTCATCCTCTTCACTTGCGATGACGGGTCGCATACGTCCTCCTTGCCTTTTACGGGGTGGCTCCCGACATTGGGACAGTTGGGACCGGCTATCCCTTCCGGATGGCGTCCATCAGCTTCTTGGACGGTTTCTTTTCCTTGCCTTCTTTTCGTTCCCGTTCGAGCGTCTTGTTGGCCTTGCGACCACCGGCCTTCAGATCGGCCTTCTTTTTTGCCCGCTCTTTTTCGAGCGTCTTGTTGGCCTTGCGGCCACCCTTCTTCAGGTCCTTGATCTTTTTCAGTCCCGATTCCATTACGGCTTCCCTCCTTTCAGCACCTTTCTGGCTTTCGCGTCGATCCGGTTCTTTTCTCCGGTCGACATCCGCCCCTTCTTCCAGGCGATTCCCGCCTCCATTTCAGCGGCTCTTGCATGGGCCTTGTCTTCGACCGGATAGCTCCGGCCAGGTCCGGCAAAATCCTTCTTAGGAAGGCTGCTGCGCTTTTTCGCTGTTAGTTTGGCCATTTGCCCCCCCTTTAAACCGTGAATCCAAGGATCTTGAGAGTTCCGGCTGCGGGGGTGATGGCAGCTGACGTCGAATTGACAAAGGTCACTCCTATATGGCCGGCCGAACTGACCCGAACATTTCCTATGCTGATTCCGGCGGTCAAAGCTCCTTGCCAATTGGCGATCAATACATCTCCAACTGATGCCGTCCCGTTATCCGGAAAGATCTGCTCCTCCGAAGAATTGGCCGGAACAGAGGCAGGCGTGATAGCCAAAGACTCGACATAGGTGTCATAAATTGGATTGGACGAAGCTGCTCCAAGGCGCACACCTCCGCCCCCCTTAGCCACAAGAGCGAGATCAATAGTCGCGTCGCTTCCTTGGACGACAATCTGCGGAGGATTGCCAGTAGCCGCACCCTCAAGAACCACCTGATTGGCCTGTCCGTTTCCGGCTTCAACAGTCAGAGCATTCACGGGCCCGTAGGTGCTGATTCCTCCCGCATCGAAATTGGATCCCTTCCCGTTCGTCTGATTCCCGTCCAGTGCTCCCATCACGACTCCTTCGTTTTAGCGATGGCTTCCTCTTTCAGCTGATCCAGAAGGGTCAGCACTCCTTCGACACCGATCATTCGACCCACATTACGTTCATGGGCTTCCTTCCCCCCGTTTCTGAGGTCCTGCATCAGAACGTCAGGGATGTATTCCGCGATCCGCTGTTTCAATACCCTCATGCCGGGATGCTGAAAAAGCGAATAGAGCGCCGAGCATTCCTCAAGGGAGAGCCCTCTACGCATTCGGCATGGCTCCGGCTCCGACCGGACCTTCCGGCATCGCGGGAGCCCCTCCCGGCACCGGAGTATTGGCGATCGGAGAGCCAGCAGGTCCTTGCGGTATCCCGGCCCCTGGCATGTCGGCTTGGCTTTGCTGTTGCTGGGCCTTCATCTGCTCCTGTTTCCGGTGACGCTTGATGTGCTCCACGTAAACGGCCGGGTTCTGACAAAGCCCCGGTTCCTCCTGGAGTTTCTGCAGGAATCCCGCATGGGCCACAATGTGGGCCTGGTCGTCGTCGGCCGGATGAACAGGCACGATCTTTCCCGGAAGCATCTGGAGGTTTTCCTGATCTGGGTTGACGGAGGCCATTTTTTCCTGAGGAGGTTCGGCGAGGAGATCCTCCCAGTTGTCCACGTCCATGGCTTCCAGAAGATTCTTGAGAGCGTGATAGAGGGTTTGGGGATTGGCGAGGCCAAGCTGCATGAGCATGGGGTTCATGAGGGTCTGGACCACGCCCCGAGCCTTGGCCACCTGGGCATTCTGGTTGATCTTGTTGATGTTTGCCGTGATCTGGAGGGAGTACTTGAAGGCTTGCGGGAACGAGACTTCGGAATACTCTCCGGTGACCGCCTCGATCTCCAGCGGTTTTCCGAAGCGCTGGTAGAGTGCGGCCGTGATGGCGATCAATCCCGCCAGTCCGGACATTTCCGACATATTTCCCACAATGTTGTCCCAGATAGCCTGAAAACGGATGTTGATCTCGTCCTGGACAAGCGTGCTCTGCCCCAGCGTCTTCGACTTGGGGGCATGGGCAAGTTGGGTGTCCGACACGCCATCCACCGACTGCATGATGGTGTCGATCCGGTTCTGGAGGGAGGAGATGGGAGAGAGATTAGCCCCGTAGGTAGGCATCCAGATGACGGAGCCTAGGTTCCCATTGGTAGAGGAAAGCGGCACCATCCGGCCGGGAGCGACCTTCATCTTTTCGTTTTTGAGGCCGCTGGTCTCGTCGTAGAAAATGGGAGGAACCGCCGTGATTGTGGCGGAATCCATCATGAGGTTGTGGACGGCCGTTTCTTCGTCGGCAAGAGGCCCGATGATCGTGGGAATGCCCAGGCCGTAGGAATCCTTGTCCGGGATGGGCTGGATGATGATTTCCGAGAACGGACGCATGGGATATCCGGCGCTGGAGCGGAGCTCATTCCGGAGGATCTTGCCGGGCCCACGGAAGACGGTGATGATCCGATCTTCGAGGTATTCCCGGTTGTCCCAGAAGTCGAGGATGTAGCACTCGAGGATCTCGTAGTATTCTTCTCCGAGGATCATGGTCGATTCCCCAGCCACTTCCCGGCGTTGCTGGACGAGATCCGAGCCGCCCTCCACCTGCATGATGGGATCGGTCGCATACTGCTTGAACTCGGAGTAGTCGCGCTCAAGATCCAGATCGTAGGTTCCGTCTTCGACCCGTGCCACAAGTTCGCTCCAGGTCATCCAGACCCGGTGGATCAGGTAGCGACAGGTCTGAATGGGGCCCGGACTCTTCCAGAAGTCTTCCGGCTTGACCACGGTGTAGCGGACCCCTTCGAAGGTCACATCCGGCCATTCCACCGTGGCATCGATCTTGTCGCCGTGGAGGACGTACCGGAGGTCGGCCTCGACCTCTTCCCCATCGCGCTCGAATCGAATCGTCCAATGCGAGTCGGTCCGCTCGTGGATCGTGAATTCCCCGAAGCGGTTTTTCAGACGTTCGAGAAGGAACGCACGGATGGCGGGTTCTTCCAGATCGCTTCCCACAATCCCGGGAGGCAACGTGAATCGGTGGGTCTCTCCCACCCGCTGCACGTCTTTTTCCCACACGGCCTTCGCCCGTCTGCAGCCTCCCACGAGAGCGGGCCGGATCCATTTCGAGGCGAAACGGAGAAAAGCCGTCTCATGGTCCAGAACATGGCGGAGGTAGAGCTCGGCCTGATCGGCGAGATCCTGATTTTTGGATTTCACGGTGACGAAAGGAGCGGAGCGCTGGAGAGCGTACATCGTGCGGGAATGAATCGATTCCACATGGGCGAGAGTGAGGGACCCCCCGATATCGAGGTCCGATGAGCCTTCCCAGGGAGAATCGGGGTTGGCCTTGGGACGGCCCCCCAGATACCGGGCAAGCGCATCCTCCTCGCGCTCGAGATAGCCCTGCAATTCGTAGGACTGTTCGGAGAGCCAGGAGTTTATGCGGGCAACAATCTGGTCGTCGGTGAGAGTGTCCATGCCTGAGAAATAGCATGGTCGAAAACGACTTACACTAAAATTTGTGTGACATTATGTGACAGTTAGGGACACCCCTTGGAACTTTCTTTTGGCGCGATAATAGGCCTTTCGGAAGGATTCGAATGACTTTTGCTCCAGGTTGGTATCAAGGTACGAACAGACCTTGTAGACTTCCTTGAGATCCGCTCTCCCTCTTGCTTCTCGTAAATAATTTGAGAGCACGATTGAGAGGAACAAAGTGTCCCCGAGTGTCACATTTTTCTTCACTTTCTTCCCCCTCCCCACCGGATATCGTCGTCTTGAGGAATAGCTCTCCCCTTGCGCTTCGAAGCCGGAATATAGCTCACAGGCTCCTGAGGCGTGTTTGGAATGGCCGACTCGATCTTGGGACCGTCCAGAATCCCGAAGGTCAGGCAGTCCACCCACTCGTCATGCGGACCATTCGGGAAGAGCGCGAACTGTTCGATGAAGTCGCTGGTCCAGCGCCCATCGTGCGGGAGGAAGACGCGCCCGGATTCCACCAGAGGACTGATCGCATAGGCCGGCTTGATCTTGTTCTTGTGGCGAACCGGTTTGATCGGCAGTCTTCCCCCGGTTCTCAGGTCCTGAATCAAAGACGACCCTGAGGCTGCATCTTCGATCAGAATCTGCGAGCACCCGGGCTCTTTCCACTTGGCAAACTGAATTCCTACCTGGCGCTTGAGCTCGGGATACTCCACGCGATCCGACCAGGCATCGAGGACGTACCAACCGAGACGGTGCAGCCCCAGGGTCAGACAGGCCGAAGGATCGTTATCCTCTCGGTCCTTCACCCCGGTGTCCCACACCTGGAAGATCGCCAAAAGATCCGGCACGAGAGAATAGAACTGCCACCAGGATCTCAGGAACAGCTTTCCGGAGACCGACACATCCCAATCACCTTCCAGCCACGCTTTCACGAGCCAGGACGGGCCGGAGGCATAGAGCCGATCGACATAGCCGGGGTCTGCCTGCATCAAAACCTTGTTGTCCTGGAGCCGGGAGGGAATATAAACGCGCAAGGTCTTCTGGGCTTCAGACCAGAAGGGCTTTCCGGGAGGAGAGGGCTTGATGTATCTCTCCTTGAGCCATTCATGGCCGACCCCCCCGGGGTTTCCGGTCAGTCGGAGAACGCAGGGGACGCCGTGGGCGGACCGCATGGTCGCCCGCAGCCGATCGATCGCTTCCGGCGTAGGATAGTTTCCGCATTCGTCGATCCCGATCCAGGTATAGGCATGTCCCTGGTATTTGCTGGTGTCCTCGACGCGCTCGAGCCAGCGCATTTTCAGACTGGCACCATTTCGGAAATACCAGGTGCGAGGTCCGGCTTTCCACTCTCCCCCGATGGCCGGAAAGATCTGGAGGGCTCGTCCTTGCAGCTCTTCGAGTTCAGGCATGCTTTGCCGGAACAGGATCCCCTTGGCGTGCTTGCCGTGCGCATGAGCGTGGGAGAGCCAATCCCCCAGCAACGCATCGGACTTTCCCCCTCCTCGAGCGCCCCCGAAAAACACGTCCGGGACCGGGCACTCCAGAAGAGCCCGTTGGGGTCCCTCCTGGGGTTTCCAGACGATGGAATTACTCTCCTTCGGCATCGATGACATTCCTGTCGGATAAAGCTTTGCGTTCTTCCTGCAGACGCACCCACTCTTCAACCGACTGGACCTTGGCCGGGATTGCGACCACGCCGATCTGGAGAGGTTGTCCCTCCGCACCGGTCACCTCGAGACGATCGACCTCTCGCCACCTGGCTCGTGTTTTGAGCCAAAACATCTGGGCGGTGAGGGCTGTCATCCCACGACCCTCCGTAGCAGTTCTGAAAAGGTTTTGCGCGACAAGGGCCGTGGCCTTCGCTGTCCCTTGCTCAAGCTCTTTCTTGAAATGACGACGGATTGTGACTTCGGAAACTTCCAAAACAGCCGCAATCTGAAAAGTGGTCAGCCCGAAAGCATGAAGCTGCTCCACCTTTTTGCGTTGTTCCAAGGTAGGGGTGAATTTGAAGGCCACCCTTTTCCGTTTCGATTTCGGTTTCACGATTCTAGACATGCCTTCCCCCCCGTGAATTTTTCCCAGCGGGCGACAATCAGATCGCAATAGGCAGGGTTGAGCTCCAGAGCAAGACAGATGCGCCCTGTCTGTTCGGCGGCAATGATGGTGGTTCCAGAACCAGCAAAAGGCTCGAAGATCGCCTGACCAGGACTCGAGTTGTTTTCAATGGGCCGACGCATACACTCAACCGGCTTCTGAGTGCCATGCTGCGTTTTCCCATCGTCGACATTTCCCTGGGTCCGGTGCATGTTGGGGATACTCCAAACAGTCGTCTGTTTCCGGTCCCCATTCCAATGTCCAGTCTTTCCCTCCCTGACCGCGTACCAGCAGGGCTCGTGCTGCCAGTGATAATGGCCTCGGCCGATGACGGGATTTGTTTTCACCCACAACACCATTGCCCGGAGGGTGAACCCACATTTTTGCAGGCTCTCCGCCACGACAGGCGCATGAAGGGAGCCATGCCACACATAGGCAACATCGCCGGGGAAGAGTGCCCAAACTTCCGACCAGTCGGCACGGTCGTCGTTGAGGACTTTTCCCTCCGCCAATTTTTGATCGGGCTTGTTGAGGTGGACTTTCAAGCGCCAGCTTGGGTCATAGTCCACGCCATAGGGGGGATCGGTGACCATGAGATGCGGGACAACGCCATTGAGCGCTTTTTCGACGTCGGTCGCCACGGTCGAGTCACCGCACACCAGGCGATGCCTTCCAAGAATCCACACGTCGCCAGGCTTTGTCTTGGGTTCTGGCTGTTCCGGTAACTCGTCTGGATCACAGAGCCCGTCTGTCCGTTCGGTGAGAAGGTCGGCAAGGAAGGCCTCATCAAAGCCGGTGAGGGAAAGGTCCATCCCCAGGTCCCTCAGTTCGCCCAGTTCGAGCTTCAGGAGATCCGGATCCCATCCCGCATTCTCCGCCAGCTTGTTATCTGCCAGGATATAGGCCCGCTTTTGGGCTTCCGTGAGGTGAGAGAGCTCGATGCAGGGAACTTCTTCAATCCCGAGCTTCCGAGCGGCCAGAACGCGCCCATGCCCAGCGATAATGCCCTTTTCACCATCGAGCAGCACCGGATTTGTCCAGCCGAACTCTCGAATCGAAGCCGCGATCTGAGCAACCTGTGCATCGCTGTGGGTTCGGGCGTTCCGGGCGTAGGGGATTAGCTCGGAGAGCCTGAAATACTTTATATGCGCTCTAGAAAAGGCTTCCGCTTTGGATTTGGCACTCATTCTACGAGCTCCCCGACGCTTTGGAGGAGCCCCACATCAAAGCCTTTCTGGTGCAGGACGGCAGCGGCTTCGGCCATGTGATCGGCAACCACGCAGACGAAGCCCTTGGGAGTTTTGGCCTGGAACACGCATTTGGGGGCGGACTTCCCGACGATCGGAAGATCCTTGTGAAGTTGCAGAGTCATGATTCCTCCTGGGTTAGAAAGGGATTTCTTCCTCCTGCCGGGCGAAAGTCGCCACGGGAGGTATTTCTCCATGGAACGAGCAGAAAAACATCTTCGCTTTTCGGGGTCCGACATATCGGAAAACCTCAGCCGGACGGCCGCAATCCCGGCAAAGAGGCGGTTCTAAGAGAGCAAATGAGTAAACCCTTTCGGTTCCAGCTTCCCGGAGTTTGGCATGGAATGGGAAGGGTCTCTCGCCCTCGTCTTGGGGTTTTCGTTTGATCTCTTCCCTGTGAACGCCGATCTTTTCTCGCCACGACTGAACGACGAGGCCGGGGATGAAAGGCTTTCCGGAAGCAATGGCATCGGAGAAGGCATCCTTGAGGGACTCGGTGGGAACGTCTTTCAGCGCGGAATACCAGCCATCGTTGAAGAGTTTTGCCTCGGCACCTTCAGGCATTTTCTTGCCCAGGGTGAGGTAGGCTTGGTAGACCAGCATCGACAAAAGAGCCATCCGGGGGGAAGAGACCGGAGGCGATGAGGTAGTTACGGCGGTTACGGGCGTCGTTTTCGGCGTCGATTTCCCGGAAAGTTTTAGGTCTTGAGCCATTTCCTCCGGTTGGTGCCACATAGGAGCCTCCCGTGTTTGAGTATTTGCCTTCGAGGACTTTCACGGCGTTGTCGGAATTGTCGATGATCCAGTCGAAGGTGGCCTTCCAGCCAGCGGAGCTATTCCCCTTGCAGAAGTCCGAGGCTTCGATGAGGGAAAAGACCTGAATCCACCACGATTCTTCGGGATGTTCCTTCAGACGGGACTTGATCTTGTCCTTGCGCTTCTTCGTCAGTTCCCGAATCTGGGGCAGAGAGGGGCAATGGGTTTTCCACAGGGCAGGCAAGTCGAAATCCGGTTTTTCGCGGATTTCGACATATGCTTTTAATCTTTTTTCTGTATCTGTATCTGTATCTGTATCTGTATCTGTATCTGTATCTGGGGGCGTTGCATCCGCCGTTGCTGAAACGTTTTCTAGTTGTTGCGAGAAACGATCTGGAATCGTTGCATGCAACGTTGCATCATTGGTGCTTGGAACGTTGCCTAACTCTTTTTTCTTTCGTTCTCTGAATTTTCTGGAACGTTCCGTCGCATCATCTGATTGAAATTGACGACCGTTCCAGTTATGAGGGATGACAAATTTCTCTTCGAACTCGATCAATCCTCTCTCCCTCAATGTTTTCAGGAGTTCCTCGGCCTTTTTGTCTGGAAGCCTCAGCGAGAAGGCAATCTCATCCTGGGAGATCCGGCCGCCCCTCTTGCAGGCGAGACACAATAAATTGACCCAGCCCTTAAAGGCTTCCCCGTTCAAACGCTGGACCTTCGGATCCTCCAGGACTTCTGCGTACAGTCGGAACCAAGGATTCTGCTTCTTCACCGTATATTCTCCTCTCGTGAGAAAAAGGGCCGGGCCCCTCCCGTGCGAGAGTCACGGGAAGGCTTTTGCATCGGACGCTGTACGGGCGTCACCCGGCTGCCTAGCATGCGTTCATTTCCTGGATGGTGATGTGGAGCCCGGGGATCTCCCCATAGACCTTCCGGGCGTTGAGGGAACAGATCTGGCCGTCATCCTTCCAGACGATCCCATTCAGTCCGTCGAGCGTCTTTACGAAGTTGTCGAGGTCCTTTCTGCCTGACGGCAGAATCCTGCAGGCCAAAGCCTCCGATTTTTTGCGCTGGGACCACGAAGCCGGAATCGGAAGGACAACCATAAGATCGACGTGCAGGGGGGATTCAAGGGGAGATTTCCCGGCCATTTTCTGGGATCCGAAGAGGGCCATCTTCCCTTCATAAGATCGGGTCTTGGCCGGGGTGTAGGCGTGACCCGTCCGGGTCATCCGGGGCCGCCCTTTTGCAACCGGTTCGCCAGGGATAAAGAGGCGGATTTGAGTCATTTCGACAGCCTCCGCTTCTCCAGCCGCCGTCTCGTCTTCTTACCTAAGATCGTGGTGTGCTGGGCCTTCCAACCCTGGGCAGCGCAGTAGCGTCCGCAGTAGGTCTTTGTGGGGATGGGCATCGTGCAGACCGGGCACTTTTTCATGGGCTCATCTCCATCGCGCATTTTATAAATTCCGCCGCCACTTGAGGCACGATAGCGTTCCCGTATCCCTTCAATCTTCCAACCCGGTTTTTGGTTTCCTTGACGAGCGGATGGAAGATCGCTCGATCTCCATAGCGCACAAGTCCCATTCCATTGGGTATCCCATAAGCCATCTCGACAGTGAGGGATTCAACGCACCGGGCTTTTCCGTCCCGGCAGGGGAGCCATTCTCTCCTATCCCAAAAGCCTGACGGGGAATCGTGTCGTTCCTCAACTTTCCGTCCGGCCGGACCATCGATGTCTCCATGTTTCCCGTATCTTTCCAATCCCTCGAAGAGGCTGTTGCCCAGCTTGCCATTTCCGACAAGAACCCCGTTTTTCGATTCGTCTTTTCCCGACTTGGACGCAATCCTTCCCGCTTGATGGTGTCCATAGTGTTCGGGGTCGGCCACGATGCCAGTTTCGCAAAATCGTTCAGGTCGTTGGACCGATTCTCGGACTTCGCCCTCTCTTCCTGCCCGGACTTCCAATCCCGACTTTGGCAAGTTGGCCAGGACGCCATCATCACACTCCCTGGCAACCCATTTCTCGGATCTGTCGCTATATTTCCCATCTTCTCCGAATCGTTGGCCCTCGGGGTCGGCCAAGATGATCTCGCCTGATCCTCCAAATTCCGTAATTTCTCCAGACTTCCTCCCGCATCTCCTCTGGCTCTCGGAGACAGCCACGAACCACAACCGTTGTCGGATGTGCGGAGCGCCGACGCTGTGTGCGCCGAGTATCGTCGACCCGAAGGCGTAACCTTCTCCTTCCAGGTCTGTCGAAACAAGATCGAGCCAGCCATGCCGAATCGCGCTTTCAACCTGCTCTCCAAAGATGACTGGAGGGCGCGACTCTCCGATGAGCCGGAACCATTCCGGCCACAGGTGTCTATCGTCGTCCCCCCCTTTTCCTTTACCCGCTGACGAGAAGGGCTGACAAGGACAAGAACCGGTCCAGACGGGTCTTGAATCGTCCCATCCGGCCAGACGGAGGGCTCGGGACCATCCGCCGATCCCGGCGAAAAAATGGCATTGGACAAATCCTTTGAGATCATCGGCCTTCACCTCCTGTATGTTCCGTTCATCCACGACTCCAGGGGCGATCAAGCCCTTTTCGATCAATCTCCGGATCCATTCTGCCGCGAAGGGATCATGTTCGTTGTAGTACGCCCACCTTTTCACGGCCGAAGCTCCTCTTTAGCCACGGTCTTGAGTGCTTTGAGATATTCCTGGGGAACCACCTCCAGCTTCAGAGCGGCCAGAATTTGGCAGTAAACCCGAAGGAATCCGTTCAGGAGCTTGGAAAGTTGGGATTCAGATATGCCGACCTCCCTGGCAAGGTTTTTCCGGGCTCCGTACTGCGTAAGCCGGTCTTCGAGAAGCTCCAGGTTCTTTTGGTAGAGGGAATCTGAACTCATTGGCTTTTGCGCCTTCCCTCAGAAATGAGAAGTGCCCCAATCAGAGCAAGAACGAAGGCATCCTTCTCGTGTTGTTCCGAGAGAATCCGGTAGCGGTCGAAAAGCCGTTGGGGAACTCCCTCCCCGTATGTCATAATTTTGTGGATGATTTGGGAGTGACGGGTGAGGTCGTGGAGGGGGGAGTCATACATGGCAATACTCACGGTTACATGTCCGCATTGCCACAGGGAAAAAATCGCTTGCACGCAAGTTTCGGAAATAGAAATGGAGAAAGAGGTTGGACGAAACCCCTTCGGAAATGACCTCCTTATCCGGTGGACAACCTATTTCCATTGCAATGGGTGTCGACAAGGGATTTGTGCAACAATCGAAGCCAGTAATAATACCCCTCCCCCTTCGAACCATCCATCGGCCATTGAAAATCAACCACGCTACAGAGTTCTCAAAATTTACCCAAAGCCACCTATCCCGGAAGCTCCTCGGTTTGTGCCGGACAATATTGCCGTGTTCTTTCTTGAGGCCGTAGACTCTTTTCACCGGGGAAATACGAATAGTTGTGGAATGGCATGCCGAAAAGTGGTTGATGCTTCTACATTTGAATTGGGAGCTGATCCTGGCGTAAGAAGTCGACCAAAACGGTTCGACTCGCTCTTTTCGGCAGGGGTGCTTACAAAAGACTTGTGCGAATGGGGGAAAATAATTTGGAATGATGGAAATGATGCTTCCCACGACCCTGATACCTTCTCCAAAAAACAGGCCGCTGAAATCATTTCGTTCACTGAAATTTTCTTGACGTATGTCTTCACTCTTCCTGGGATGATTAAAGAACGGCAAGAAAAAGCCATCCCCCCCACCTCCTGAGTCTCCCCAAAACTCTTTTTCCTGTTCTTCCAATACCCGCGCCCTTAAGCTCATCATGAGGCCACCTTTTCCACGCCCGTCAGATGAATGATGTCCTCCAGGCGGATCTCTCCGCCCGTGATCCGTTCAATCTGGATGGCTCGGCGGATGGGAAGGTGGTTGGACGAAACCCATTCCTGTACCGATTGGGGCTTGATTCCAAGCTCCCGCGCTAGGGCGGATTGGTTGCCGAAATACTCAATGACATCGATGAGAGAAAGAGAGGTGGTTTTCATGAGGAGTAGGTATACAGGAAATGCCGATATAAATCAAGATATGCCTGTCTTGCTAGGTTCAGGGAAGCCCTGTAGCCTCTTACACATGAACCCTATTTGCGAAAGAATTGATCAAGCCCTCAAGAGAAAAGGGATGAAACCCTACCGATTAGCCAAAGAGCTTGGAATTACTCCCCAATCGGTTTATGAATGGGTGCGGGAAGGGAAGCCTCCGGACAGAAAGCGCATGAAAGAGATCGCCAGAGTTTTAGAAGTATCTCCCGCATGGCTCGAATTTGGAGATGGCCCAGACCTCGTCTTGTCAGAGCCGACCCGGAAGGATCCGAATGTCGCCACCTCCACCCTCCACTCGGCCAGGAAGGGGGAAGAAGGACTCGAGGAAACCCATCTGATCCTGAAGGACTTCCCGCTGATCTCCTGGGTTCAAGCCGGGGAGTGGTCTGAAATCGTCGATAATTTTCAGCCGGGCGATGCTGAAATGTGGGTGCCGTTTGGTATTCCGCGAAAGGATATGCCGAACGCTTTCTGTCTTCGGGTGAGGGGCGATTCCATGATCCCCGAGTTTGCCGATGGAGACATCATCCTCGTGGATCCCCACCGCCAACCGGAGAACGGCTCGTTCGTGATTGCAAAACTCCTGGATACCCAGGAGGCCACGTTCAAGAAGTATGTCGTGGATGCCGGAAATGTCTCGCTTTTACCGCTCAACTTTCCGAAATATGAGCCCATCCGTCTGAACGGACGAAAGGCCCTCATCGTGGGAGTGGTGGTCGGGAAGCAGAAAATGTACTGAGCGGATAAACCCTACCGATTTAAGCAGGTGGGAGGGTGTTTCTGAAAAATAAAGGTGAGAGTATTTTTTTCTTTTTCCTTCTACATGAAATCCAATCACCCGGGAGATCGTTGTAATGAGGTATTTTCAGACGATTTTCAATCTCTCAAATGTATACTAGGAGACCCGAACGGAATTCTGAACCTAAATTAAAAACAAATGGCCTCGTAGCTCTTTAAGGAAAAAAATGAAATATAAAATTTTCTCATTTTTCTCGGGAGCTGGACTTCTAGATCTAGGCTTTGAATCTGAAGGATTTTCCATCTCGTATGTTAACGAACTGAATCCTTCATTCCTAAAAGCCTACAAATACAGCCGGAAAACACTTAACATAAAAGAGCCTGAATTTGGATTTTTTCAAGGCTCTATCACAGAGTTGCTGGAGCAACCGAAACAAAGAACAATGAAAAATTTGATTAAAGAGGCTAAACGCGATGGCTCTTTAGTTGGGTTTATCGGGGGACCACCATGTCCCGATTTTTCTATTGGCGGGAAAAACCTTGGTAGGGAAGGCGACAATGGGAAACTCTCATCTGCTTATATCCAATTAATTTGTCAACAAGCTCCGGACTTTTTCCTTTTCGAGAATGTGAAAGGGTTATGGCAAACCAAAAAACACCGACAATTCTATGAGGAGTTAAAAATACACTTAAAAGACTCAGGATATATCCTTTCCGACAAGCTCCTGAATTCTCTTGAATTCGGAGTGCCTCAGGATCGGGAGAGAATTATTCTTTTAGGGTTTAAAAAAGAAATATTGGGAAGATCCTCGTTAAAAAAACTTCCCGGATCCTTTTTTCCTTGGGAGAAATTTAAACGGTACGATAAAGCAGATATTTTTTCTAAACCGTGGCCCACTACCACACCATTTTCTGAAGACAAGCAGATCTCCCCACCGATAGGATTAATCAAGGAACTCACCGTTCAATACTGGTTTGAGAAAAACTCAGTGGAACTTCATCCCAATCAGCCACATCACTTTCATCCTCGAGCTGGTTTTCCTAGGTTTAAGATAATTCCTGAAGGGGATGACAGCAAAAAATCATTCAAGCGTCTCCATCGTTGGAGATATTCTCCTACAGCTTGCTACGGCAATAATGAAGTTCATTTGCATCCGTACAAACCAAGGAGAATTTCGGTTGCAGAAGCGTTGGCTATTCAGAGTCTTCCCCAAAATTTTCTTTTGCCTGAAGAAATGAGTCTTTCCAGCATGTTTAAAGCGATCGGAAATGGAGTGCCATTTCTCCTTTCAAAAAATTTAGCAAAAGCTTTGAACTTCTTTCTTGGAGGGGAGGAATATGAGGTTGACAGCGTCAGATATTGTGCAAGCAATTGGAAATCTACCCAAGGACAGGGCGTATAACTACCTTTCCAGCTCAACAAAAACTAAAATAGAAATTGTTGATATCGTGCGGCCAGAGGGTCCCATAAAAATTAAAAGATACAATCCTCATAAAGGAGGTACTCCCAAATCTGCAAAATCTGAAACAATTTCTCCCCAAATGATAAGTCGCGTGGCAAATGCCATTTCTCCAGGGATGCCAATCAATATAGATCGAATCTTAGGAGCAAGCTACAACACTCGCTCGGCACTCGAAGCCCTCTTAGCACATACACCTCAATTTAAATATTGCTATCCGGGTAGAATAGAAATAAGAGAATCCTCTACCCAAATCAAAGAGGGACATAAACATTTACTATGGCTTCCAGAGGAACCCCATCGCCTTGGAGTGGTAGAAGAAAAAAATGTTCAAGGAATGACCATATCTGAAATTCCTACAAGGGAGGCCGTATACGAAGCCCTTCTTATTCCCTCTGAATTAATTGAAGCTGGATCCCCCACTGGGTCTCTTCCGCCAGAGATTCAGAGAAGGCACGCCCAAATTCAGGTGGCCTTACTGGAAATCGGAAAACAGCTTGGCTTCAAAACTTGGATTGCTCAAAACGATAAAGGAATTGTGTATAAAGGAAAAAGGCTCGGAGAAACACCCGGAGTTGTTCCAACACTGTCCGAATTGCCTCAATTAGCCTCATATTCTGAAGCTGCTAGAGCCGCATTGTTGATAGATGTTGTTTGGTTCCGAAATGCAAGATTTATGCCTGCAGTTATTGAAATTGAACATACAACTGGTGTAACGAGCGGATTAACCCGAATGAAAGCCTTTCAAGATTTGATCCCTCCTTTTTCCAGTCGATGGGTAATTGCCGCTCCGGATGAAGACCGAGAAAAAGTAATGACCGAAGCCAATAAAGACCAATTTAAAACATTGAATACTAAGTTCTTTCCATACTCCTCCATCGAAGAGCTTTATTCACTTTGCCAAAGAAGAAATATCAAAGGCATTGGCGAGGATTTTTTAGACAGCTTTATGGAATCATGCATACCAAAGGTTTCTTAATGAAGATTATTATGAATCTCCTCTTTCTCAAACTCATTACATTTCGAATTCGAAAAGGGTGGCGGATTAAATGCATCTATTTACTCGAATGTAGAAAAATAGATGTTCTTCTTAGAAGAAGACAAGGTAGCGAGCCAATTTTTATAAAAAATTAAATTCACTTTGAAATCAACATCCTTTCAACCTCCACGCCCTTCTGGTAGGCAAGGTTTGTCGCTTCCGCCAGGTAGGCCAGAAGTGTCATGACCCATCGGTGACGCTCATCAGGCGAGAGGTCGTTCAGTTTGTCGGCAATGACATGGGCCACGACTGCCCCCTCGAACTTCCTGTCCTCTCTCGGCATATCCAAGGTTGCATTGATCTCGATGAACTCATTGATGGCTCGGCCAAGGTCTGTTGTTTCCGGTAAAAGCACAAGGACTCCATTCTATAAAAAAAGTGGGTATGAAGGAGGGCGACAAAAATCCCTCCCATCATACCCTGATTCACCTCCTCTGAATACAACCTTTAATTCGGGTGGACCCCTGTCCGGCCACAGTGATCGCATAGGAGAGCGTAGACCTGGGCCACTCCGAATACAGGGTTGCCTACCGGAGTAAACGCCACTTCTCCTACATTACAGGCCACGCAATGAACAGGGCCCCTGTAGATTGGGGAAAAGTAAATTGCCCCCATTTCTAAGACTTGCTCATGCAAGAACATCATTATCACCTCCTCTCTATTTATTCTAGAAATTGATCTGATCGTTTTTTCCAAAATAAAGTATACGGATCTGCCCTCAACTCTCTTTCCAATAGTTCCTGCCATGCTCCAGTAAGGCCCCCTTCCCCTTCCGTGTTGCCCGTGTTTGCTGTTGACTTTTACATAAAGAAGGGACAAAAATCTTGAAAAAACAATAAGAAAAGGGAGGAACTGAAGGTGCTCTCTTCCGATCTAGAAGTTAAGGAAAACTCTCAAAGAAAAATCACAAAAAGGAATAAATTAAAGCGAACAACGGATGGCCTCCACGCCTTTTTCGCCACATTATGGAGTTTTAAAAATTTCCGTAGATTCGTTTATATAGGGGGAAGCGTAGCAACCATCCTGTTTCTCGAAATTTACCATCCAACCATTTTACCCACCATCGTCTATTCGGTCATCGGGATGAGCTTGGAGGTCTCCAACGAGTTTCACAATATTCTTAAACCGGATGCTTTGTTGTTTATTGCTCTCACCGTGGTCATAGTACTCCTCTGGCGAATCGCTTATCTTTTGGAATAGAAAAAATAACCGACACCTTCCCCGTACCACTTCCTCCACTTCCCCCCCCCAGCCGCCTTCGGGCGGTTTTTTTGTGCCTCATTCCTTCGAGTACCCACACTACAGGTATAACTTGACTTATTAAGGCATTTCCTGTACTATTCCTCTCAGTTCCCCCGCTCCTTCGAGGAGCCCTTGAATCGCTGGATATTACAGGGCCAGCGGGCGGTGAGGGCACCCAAGCAAAGTTGCACTCAAAGAAATTACAAAGACGAAGGACCGCTAACATTTGTCTCACTGAAACCGCATTCTGAGCATTGTTTTGTCGTTCTAAAGGAAATGGGAGTTCCATTGGGAAGGACGGTAAAAGGGGTGCGAGAAATCATCCTAAAAGCAGGCAAGCTGCAACCGGGACATTTCTCTCCGGGAGGAAGATCTTTTTTCTCCGAAAGAAGTGTTTCCAAATTTTGAACCCTTTTCTCCAAATCGGAAACATGGGCTCGCATTGAAAAGGACTTTTTTAAACGAGACCAAGCTTTTCCGATCCATTTAAAGAGGTTAAGAATTCCGAAAATCTCAGAAAGGCCAGTCATGGAAGAGATCCTTTCGTCCAATGAACCTTATGAAAATGCCGTTTCCTTTCGCAAAACAGAAGCGGGACTTGCCCGCTTTCCCACCCGCATTGAAATGATCACGGTGCAAAACAACGGGGAGCGGGGAAAAGTGCTAGTGATCCGCAAGGACGACCTCAGCATGTCCTTTCCCCTTAGACCGGAAGACTGCGCTCATCTGGCACAAATTTTAACAGAGTAGCAAGAGGATGCCATGTCGATGTTTAAGAACGTCATGGGAGAGGACGAGGAAGAGCGGATCTGCCCCGCCTGTTCCGGCTCCGGGGAGTCTCCCTGGGGGCCAGCCGGAGAGGGGTGCTGTTATCGATGCCGGGGGGACGGAATCCTCCGGGAAGAGGACGAGGCTTACGAAGACCTCTTGGCGTTGAACGATGAATGGGAAAGGGGATGAGATGGACAGCTTATCGGTATTCGACCAGGCACTTAATCAGATCTCAGGCATGAGTGAGAAACTCCCCCCCGTTCCGGCCAAGGACCTCATCGAAGAAGCCTTCGCCCACCTAGGAGCGGCAAAGATCCAGTTTATCGACTCGGATGACCAGATCATCCGTGATCATGTGACTGCGGCCTACGAGCTGATCCGGATGCTGTACCGGAGAGTTCGATGAAGAAGGTGTATGGCTGGCCCTCAAGTGACCAAGGCCACCGGATCATGCGGCAGATCCTTCTTGGCCTCAATGTGCTTTTGTTCTTCAGTCTCTTGGCGAAATGGAACGGCTGCTGAAAGGAGATGGCCATGGACCGTATTTTCGATCCAAGCATACCCATTGAACTCTGCCAGTGCGGGGCCCTGCTGGAGAGCATGGAGGAAGAATGTTTCGAGTGTCGGCTCAGAACGGCCGAGGTCGTTTCGGTTCCCCTCTGGCCTCTGGTCCTTGTCACCCTGATTCTTGCGGCGGGGTCGCTCCTTCTGATCCCGCTGACTTATTCAACCTGGCGCATCGTCACGGGGAGGTAGGTATGATCCCGACCGAGATCCGGTATGCCCTCTGGGAATTGATGGAGCAGATTGAGAAATCGAACGGCCTCCCGGATGAGGATCTTTCCCATCTCCGGGACCTCTATTCGGCCTGCAGTCGGATGGGGGAGTACATTCTCGCCCAGCAACGGGCACAAACAAAGGAGGCGTAATGGGACTTGCCGAGTTTTGCATCGTGGAAGACGGAGTGATCAGGCTCCGGTACGACTACCCCATTTGTCCTGTTTGCCAGAACGAAAGGCCCTTTCAGGAAAGGGGCTTCATCAGGGTTCACGGCATGTGCCGACCCTGCGATTCCCAGAACCGACCTGCCATTTTTAGAAAAGGAGAATCCGCATGAGCACCGAACTTGATATTGCCCCCCAGAACCATGCCCCGATGACCGCCCTCGATATCCGGGCCCAGGTCAACCGCATTCAGGAAGTCATGCGGTCCGTCATGCAGGACGGACAGCATTACGGAAAGATCCCGGGAGCCGGAGACAAACCGACTCTTCTGAAAGCCGGGGCGGAAAAGCTCATCATGACCTTCCGGCTGGCCCCGGAAACGGAAGTGGAACCGCTCTTCCTTGAAGGAGGGATCGGGTATCGAGTCAAGGTGCGGCTCCTGACCTTCGACGGACGATTCGTGGGAAGCGGGGTCGGAGAATGTTCCTCCCTCGAGGAGAAGTACAAATGGCGGGGAGCCGTGTGCGACGAAGAGTACGAAGAGACCCCCGTCGACCAGCGCCGGATCAAATTCTCGAAAAAATACGGGAAGGTGGAAAAGATCAAGCAGGTCCGGACCAATCCCCACGACCAGGCTAACACCATCCTCAAGATGGCAAAGAAACGGGCCCTTGTCGATGCCACTCTCACCACCCTGGGAGCCAGCGATATCTTCACCCAAGACATCGAGGACATGGATCCCGAGACGCTGGGAAGACCGTCTTCCCCTTCCCCCACACAACCTCAAAACGGGTCGGAAAAGAAAACGGAAGGGACCTTCACCACTCCTGATGACCAATATATCTCCGACCCCCAGCGAAAGCGGCTCTTTGCGATCGCCCGGGAGAATGGAGTCTCCACCGAAGATATCAAGGCTCACCTGGCCAATCTTGGTATCAAGTCATCGAACGAGATTCTGAAGAGCCAGTATGACGGAATCATCGCCTGGATCGAGGGGCAGAAGGATGCGGCTGAGATATGAACGCCCTGACCTTCGATCCCGAGACCCACACATACCGGAAAGGGGAGACGGTCCTCCCCTCCGTCACCCAGATTTTGAAGGACGTGGGGCTGATCGATACCACGTTCTTCGCCCCCGAACATGCCGAGAGAGGGACCCGGGTTCATGAGGCCACCGTCTTTTGGGATGAGACGGGGATGGACGACGACACACTCCCGGAGGAATGGGCCGGATACCTGTCAGCGTGGAAGAAGTTTCGGGAGGAAACGGGCTTCGCCCCGTCTCACATCGAACAGGCGTTCTGTTCCGATCAGGGATACGCCGGAACGGTGGACCGGATTGGAAAAACTCACAAGATCAATCCACTTCTTCTGGACATCAAAACCGGGCCTCCTCAGTCCTGGCACAGGCTCCAGCTTGCGGCCTATGCCCTCATGGTCAAGAGGGAGATCAACATCCCGATCTGGGACATGTGGGGGGTTCATCTACGAAAAGACGGGACCTATTCCGTCGAGTCCTATAAAAGCATCGAGCATTCGGCGGACTGGTTGGCCGTGCTCAGGGTCTACCACATCAAACAAGGAGCAATAAAATGAGCGCAGTCGTGGCTATAGAGGAAGTGGAACAGAGGGCCCTCACCCTCCCGGAGAAAGCAGCCCACATTCAGATCATGGATGCAGACACCTTCAAAGAGGCCGCAGAGTTCACACTGACCCTCCGAGCGGTAAAAAAGGAGATCGACAACACCTTCGACCCGATCGTAAAGAAGGCCTACGAGGCACACAAGGAAGCGGTCGCTCAAAAGAAGAAGGTCATGGAGCCGGTCGAACAGGCCCAGAAGATCATCGACCGGAAGATCGGAGACTTTCATGCGGAGCAGGAGAGGATTCGTAAGGCGGAAGAAGACCGTCTCCGGAAAGAGGCCGAAGAACAGGCCAGAAAAGAAGAGGAAGAACGTCGACTTGAAGAAGCGGCCAGACTGGAACAGGAAGGGGATTCCGCGATGGCGGATGCGATCCTGGAAGCCCCCATTCTCCCCCAGCCAGTTGTTGTCCCGAAGGTCGCCACACAAGCCCCGAAGGTGGAAGGACTCTCCGTCAGCAAAATCTACAAGGGAGAGGTCGTCAATCTCGCTCAGCTTATCCAGGCTGTCGCCCAGGGAAGGGCCCCAATCGGCCTTCTGGAAGTGAACCAGACAGCCCTGAACGGCATGGCACGGGCGCTCAAGGAGGCGTTCAATGTCCCCGGGTGCAGGGTGGTCGTTGAATCCTCGGTGAGAGGCCGCGCATGACCGGTTCCCTCAAATAAGAACACGATCATGTGCTTATCTAGAACATCAAAGCTAAGCGCTTACTGGCATTACGGAAAGGAATCTCCATGACCCACGAACTCAAAATCTGGAATCCGCCGTTCGAGGAGATCCTGGCCGGAAAGAAACGGTACGAGATCCGGAAAGCCGACAGACCGTTTACGGTGGGGGATGAAGTGTGGCTGAGGGAGTGGGTCAAGGGGTATACCGGACGGGAACTCTTCGTGGTCATCACGCATGTCACGAAAGCGGGGAGCTGGGGATTGCCGGACGATCTCTGTGTTTTCGGCTTCCGGCTCAGGAGGGGCAGATGACCACGCTCACTCTTGATGAAGCCGCCCACTTTCTCAAGATCCACCCTGATTGGCTCCGCAAGGAAGCGAAAGCAGGACGGATCCCCGGGAGGAAGGTCGGAAGAATCTGGCGGTTCCTGCAGGAGGATCTTGTCGTTTGGGTCAGGTCGGGGTACGCTCAAGATCGGCACACCCGGACCTCATTCGTGGAGGTTCCATGGGAATATTCAAAAGAGGGTCCGTCTGGTTCGTTGACTTCACCACACCAGGCGGTCAACGCATTAAGAAGTCGGCTCGGACAACCGACAGAAAGGAAGCCCAAGAACTCCACGACCGCCTGAAAGCAGAGTCGTGGAGACGGGATCAACTTGGGGAGAAAGCCCCCAAGATCTGGGACGAGGCCGCGCTGTCCTGGCTCGATGACCGGGAACGTCCAGACAACGGGACGCTCAAGGGGATTCTCCGATGGCTCACCGGTCATCTGGAGGGTCGTCCTCTGGAGGCGATCGATGCGGCAATGATCGGGGATTTGATTTCAAAAAAGAAAAAGGAGAAGGTCAGCCCGGCGACGGTCAACAAGTACCTCATGGTGCTTCGAGCCGTCCTGAGACACGCGCATGCCCTCGGCTGGCTCCCTTCTTCACCAAGAATCCGCACATTGAAGACAGAGACAAAGCGTGTGCGGTATCTGACGCATGAAGAAGCCGCTCGACTCATTCGGGCCCTCCCGGAACACAAGGCGGACATCGTGCGGTTCTCTCTTGCGACGGGGCTCCGAATGAGCAACGTGCTTGGTCTCGAGTGGTCGCAAGTGGACTTGACCAGAAGGGTCGCGTGGATTCATCCAGACCAGGCGAAGGCAAGAAAAGCGATTTCGGTCCCACTGTCAGAGGAGGCGGTGGAGGTCATCCGAAGACAGCTCGGAAAATGCGAGACGCATGTCTTCAGTTTCAAGGGAAAGCCCCTCGCCCGCGTCAATAACAGGGGATGGCAAAAGGCACTTCAGAAGGCGGGGATTAAAGATTTCCGCTGGCATGACCTGAGACACACCTGGGCCTCATGGCACATCCAGAACGGAACACCTTTGTCTGTTCTTCAGGAGTTGGGAGGATGGGAGTCGGTGAGCATGGTCAAGAGGTATGCCCACCTCTCCAGTGAGCACCTCCAAAAATTTGCCGGGAATGGGGGTCGCGTCCCAAATACGTCCCAGCAGATATTGGAGATCATAAAATAGTGGTGAGCCGCCTGGGCTTCGATCCCAGCACACTCGCCTTAAAAGGGCGATGCTCTACCGAATGAGCTAGCGGCTCGCGTTCGATTATGGACAAATCCGAGCCGATGGTCAAGACAATTTCGAGAATGTCTCTCTAAGAGCCTTAGATCCAGAACCTTTCGTGACCATCTCACCCATTTTTGATCCCCGGCTTGCAAATCCACTTCCGATAAATGATAATGATTCTCGTTATCCTAAAGAAATGGGGGCAATGTCTGGAAACTATCACGAAGGTTATTATTCCATATGGATTTTTATTGATATCGGTCCTGTTTCACACCTGGATTTCCCTGGCGGACCCTCTCCAGTCTGCAATCGGAACAGCGCAGAATTCTCCCCAGGAATTAGACTTCCCCCCTCCGCTCGACTTGGACAGGGGGATCGTCCGAAGCTTGAACATCGAAGAATCCTGGGTCGAAAATGCGCTCTACCTCCATTCAGTCAATGCCGACAATCTCTCACGAGGAAACATGTGGACACTCTCCGGCGAAATGGACTTTGCCTTAAACGACTGGCTTGGAGGCGAGCTCGATTTTCCTGTTCTTCTGATGACCTATCCCCTCGGCCAAGCTCCCTCGGGATTTGGGCCCATCACCTTGGGCCTTCGTATCGTCCCTTTCCAGACAGGCACCGAAGTCTCAAGGGAAGCGGCGATTCTCTCCATGGAGGTCGAGGGAAATCTCTGGCCGACTCCTCAAACCCTGAACTTTCCCGGACAGGGGAATTCGGTCACTCCCGAGCTCCTTTGGGCCTATCGGTACCACAGAGTCTTTTTTCAGGGAATCACAGGGTATACCATCCCTGAAGGAATCGGAGCGATCGCCAATCCGTTTTTCGAAATCAGTGTCGGGCGGACCTTCGAACAGACGATTGCTCTCCAGATCGAAGCGGATGCCAATGGGGCCATTCCCCTCTCCATCGGAAGAGTGGCTCCGACCCTGACCTTCATTCCGGAAGTCGCCTACATGCCCTACGGAGACCTCTGGCTCAATGAAATCGGCGAAGGGCTTACGATCTATGGCAGTCTTGGACCTCAGCCCACAACCTACTTCATGATGGAATTCGAGCTGGGACTTATTCTTGGGGGGTGAGGCCCTGCCGCATTCTTAAACAACCGGTTTCCCGTCCTTTCTGACTTCCTCCCGGAGACGCTCCAGCTCCTTGCGATAACGCTCACCGTCTCCGAAATCGAAGAACTTCCGGTACCGGTCGTGGGTCCCGAAAATTTTCCGGGCATGCTTTATCGGGCAGAAAAACTGCTCTGTCCGCGAGGCAACCTCCCGAGCATAGGCCACGAGGCCATTCGCATACCCGCAGTAGTTGCAGTTGAACTGCTCGATAATATTGAGATATGGAAGCCCCCCACGGTCGAAAACGATATAATCGGAACGTCGGACTTTCCTTATCCCGTAGGCCCTGAAGCAGACCGCCTGGTACAGGGCGATCCACAGATCGAGCAGAAATAGGGGAACATAGAGTGAGTAAATAACGGGGGCGACAAGAAGGCTCATGAGCGGGGTGGATAGCAGAAATGCGACCACCCCTTGACGCATTTCTTTTTGGACCTTTTTGATCTCCTCTTCAAAAAGGACTTTCTTTTTGTCGATGCGATACCGGAAATCTTTCTGTTTTTCCGTCATTTCGGAGGCGAGAGCTCTTTCAAGTTCCCGCTCAGCTTCCGCCAATCTCTCCATTAACCCGCTGATTCTCTTATCCATAGGAAGAACCCTCCTTAAACAGGGTTAGCCTTGGGCCACTCCTACATCGGAGTCACCCGACAATGCCCTCATGGCCCACCCTTTGCCACTATCAAAGGATAATGGATTCTAGAGACAGCATATACCTGTCATTGACCTGAAGGTACAAGAAGCATTGAGTTCAGGGGAGTCTACAAAGAATGATTTCTCCAAAACCTTGACATTTACGCCGTTTGGGGAAAATGATAGGAGCAACTTCCGGGAGGTTCCTCCGAACCTCCCACTTCAACCATCACACTGGCTGGGTTTGAACCGACCCGCAGTGGCTGGGTTTGAACCGACCCGCAGTGGCTGGTTTTGAATCGACCGGTGACATCGGGGTGGCGCAGGCGAAGGTGTAGGACGACCGCCCCATGACCGCCACGAACAGGCTCGCCCAATAGGGCTTTCCCCCGGGTGGCTCGATCAGGATCTTCGGTCCGGAATAATCGACGTAGAGCTCCTGTCCCGGCGCATGGGGAATGTGCAGCCGCAGATCCCCGTTCTTCAGATGCTCCTTGTAGAGCGCGCAGAACTGGCTGTAGCCCAAGCCCTCCGGGTGGGACTGCCGGTACTCCTCCCAGAGAAGCCGTCGGGTCACGCCGCTCTTCTTCCGCTGCCGCAGCTCTTTTTCCACCGCTTTCCAGTCCGGAATCGCCGCTCCCGACCGCGCCGTCTCCTTTCTCTCCGGATAAAGGGCGCTCTTTAGCCGCTCCCTGTCCCGGCTCTCCTCCCGAAGCGGCCAATGGCAGATCCCGAGTTCCTTGGCCAAGGCCAGATACTTCGCCACCGTCGGACGCGAGATCCCGACCGATCGTGCGATCCTTCGCACCGACTCCTCGCCCTTCCCATACCGTTCTTCCAGGACTTCCAACACTTTGAACATGGATAGCCTCTCTTGGACCATCTCGACTCCTTTCGTATGGTGGATTTGCGACCATAGAACGCATATTTCGCAGGTAGAATCAGTCCTCTCCGCAATTTTTTCTGTCGATTTTTTTGAAAATCAAGTCACTTTTTGTTCAAAAAACGATTTTCTCCCAGAGCTCTTTCTCTTCTCTGTTTTTTCGATCGTCTCAGAACTTTCTTTCTTCCGGGATCGCCTGTGAAAAAGGGATCTTTCTCCTTCCGTGGAACGACGGCGGGCGCACCTCGTGCGCCCTTTGCCC